CCGACTGAGACGAGATCGATCAAAGCAGCTGACATATTTACTACTATACTATATTAAAAAAATCGGGCGTTAACGTAATAAGATAAAAATGGTCGTGTTTCAAGTATTGACCTGGGAAACACAAGACACAGAGGATGAACACTTGATTAGTATTTTTGGTAAAACAAACGAAGGTAAGTCTGTATGTGTTACGACCAGTTTTACACCATACTTCTTCGTCAAACTCCCGAAGAAAACGTCAACACTCGATGTTCATAATTTATACACAAAAATAGATAAAGTATGTCCTGAATGTTTGATAAGTTACGATATTGTTCAATCTAAAGATGTCTGGGGTTTCCAAAATAATGAAAAATTTATTTTTATGAAACTAAATTTTAAGAACCTTGCGGCACGACGTATGGTAAACGGTCGTTTGAAACGTGCATTACCCGATGAATCTATGAAATATAAAGTGTATGAATCAAACTTAGATCCTGTTCTGAGGTTAATGCACCGAACTAACATTCAATCTACTGGGTGGATGGATTCGGGAGATACGTGTGTACGTTCACATTTAGCACACGTTAACATAGATCTGTTCTGTAACGACTGGAAAACTCTTAAACCAGTTGATATTCCAGAAACTGCACCTTTTGTAGTCGCGTCTGTTGATATTGAATGTAATAGTTCAACGGGTAAGTTTCCTGACGCAGATGTAAAAGATGATGCATGTTTCCAAATTGCTGTATCACTTACACATTTTGGTTCTGACGTACCGTACGATAAAATATGTTTTTGTTATAAAAAAACAGATTCAAATCTAGAAGGGAGTATAATTAAGAGTTACGATACGGAACGTGAAATGCTTATGGCATTTAAGGAATACCTTATGGAAAAAGATATTGATATTATAACTGGGTGGAACATATTTGGTTTTGATTTAGAATATATAATGAAACGTGCAGTCATGACAAAATGTGATCAATCTTTTTATGAAATGAGTAAAATGAAAAATCACTCATGTGAACTTGTGTATAAGAAGTTGTCGTCGAGTGCACTTGGAGACAATGCACTTAAGATTTTACCTATGCCTGGGCGGTTTATTTTCGATCTATTTCATGAAGTTAAAAAAGGGTATAAACTTGATTCGTATAAACTCGATAATGTTTCGAAACTCTACCTCGGTGACAATAAAATTGATATGCCACCGAAAGAAATGTTTGCGCGTTTTGTCGAAGAAGACCCCGTAAAGTTACGCGAGGTTGCAGAGTATTGTATCAAGGATACATTGTTACCCCACCGTTTGTTATCAAAATTATCTATACTTGTTAATCTCCTGGAAATGGCTAAAGCGACGTGGGTTCCCCTCTGTTATTTAGTCGAAAGAGGACAACAAATCAAAGTGTTTAGTTTGTTAACAAAAAAGGCACGTGAAATGGGGTTTATGGTTCCAACTATATCATGGGGGCAATATTCCGCTGATGGGTATGAAGGTGCGACCGTTCTAGACGCACAGAAAGGCGCGTATTATAGACCAATAACAGCACTGGATTTTGAAGGTCTGTATCCATCAATTATGATGGCACATAATTTATGTTATTCATCGATGGTTATGGATTCCAAATATGAAAATATACCTGGTGTAACATACGAAACGTTTGGATTTTATAAGTTTGCACAAGATGTTCCTAGTCTTTTACCAAGTATTCTTCTAGAATTAAAACAGTTTCGTAAACAAGCTAAAAAGGATATGGCACAATCGACTGGTGCTCTAAAAGAAATGTATAATGGTAAACAATTGGCGTATAAAGTGTCTATGAACTCCGTGTACGGTTTTACGGGTGCATCAAAAGGTATGTTACCTTGTGTACAAATTGCTTCGACGGTGACTCTAAAAGGTAGGAGTATGATTGACGAGACAAAAGCATATGTTGAAAAGAATTTCCCGGGTGCAAAGGTAAGGTACGGTGATACTGATTCTGTTATGGTTGAATTTGATGTAGGAAACCGTACCGGAAAGGAAGCAATTGAGTATAGTTGGGAAATAGGTGAACGTGCTGCGAACGAGTGTACTAAACTCTTCAAAGCACCGAATAACCTTGAACTCGAAAAGGTATATTGTCCGTATTTCTTATATTCAAAGAAACGGTACGCGGCAAAACTTTGGACGAAGGGTAAAGATGGGAACATGAATATGGATTATATAGATGTCAAAGGACTTCAATTGGTACGAAGAGATAATACACCTCACATGCGTGAAGTATGTAAAGAACTTCTCGATGTCGTTTTAGAAAGTAGTGATACTGGACCACCAAAAGAACTCGCTTTACAAAGGGCTATTGAACTTATTGAAGGTGATGTACCTAACGAAAAACTAATTTTGAGTCAGGGTTTATCGGATTCGTATAAAGCAAAAGGGTTTACTGTTTCTATTAATAGTCCCGATATTACGGATATTAATCAAGCTCATGTTCAAGTTGTACGAAAAATGCGTGAAAGACAACCGGGTTCCGAACCGCAATCGGGTGATCGCGTACCTTATATTCTTATCGATACGGGTGATCCTAAAGCAAAGGCATTTGAAAAGTCTGAAGATCCAAAATACGCAAAAGATAATAATTTAAAAGTTGATTATAATTATTATTTTATAAACAAATTTCTAAACCCCGTGTGTGATTTAATTGAACCACTATTCGAAGATCCGAAAGAAGAAATATTTGGGGAACTTCTAACACGCGTGAAACCGAAACGACGCCCAAAGAAAAAAGTAGAGGATGAAATTGAAGGGCAACAGAAAATAAGTGATATGTTCAAATCACTTAAAAAATAGTGACGTATGTAAAATATGACATCCAGAAAATTACAAACACTTTGGGATGAAGAAGTAGAAACTGAATTATATAGACGTACTATAAAAGTAATGGAAAAAATATCGTATAAATATTCTATAAATTTAAAACTTTTACTCTCTGAAATTCCAAATCCATTAAATTTTTGTAGAGGATTTAAAAAAGATGGTTCCCCGTGTATAGCAAGAGCTAAACTTAATGGAATGTGTGGGAGTCATATCGACCAACCTCAACTTAGAGGTCCGGTAGAAATGGTTTCTAAAAATAATGAAGGTATACGTCATACACATAATTTAACGGAATGTATATTTAAACCGGGGTGTCCGGCGTGTGAAGTATCAAGAAAGGGATTTAGAGAATTGCGTGGAATAATGTAATAATGAATAAATCAGCTATTCTACTAACATCAATCGATACATTTTATAATAAACCCGAGAATAGAGCTACACTTTTAGATATTTTAAATAAAACGGGTGGTATTTCTCTAAGAAATCTCGAATGGTTTATAACAAATTATTCAAAGAAAAACAATTTATCATATAAAACGACCGACGGTAAAATATTTAGTGTACATTGCGCATATAAATCAAGTTTAGATGGGTACAGTAAAAAATTATTTGACCCATTTTGTCGTTCTTCTAAGATATCATATACTGTACCGGGTACATCCAATGAAATACATACGACTGTTGCACAGCTGAATTTCATAAGATGGTGTATAAAAAACAATATAATAGAGTATATTCACGATCATAAAAATGCTCTTTTTTCTAAACAAGTGTCATGATACCGTTTTCAAAAATGAATGTTTGATATCCTACATAATATAAGTGTAGTGTATAATCACTTGAAAGACCGACTTTCATATTTATATCTAAAATAGTTCTATTTGGTTGTAACTGACTAAAATCCAACATTCCCGATGGTTCCACATTAATCGGATTCATCGAGAATGCATATGTATAAATATTTCGCAAAGGTCGTGATAAACGACTTGAAAATGGAACAACATATTTAAAATATTTATGATCACTATCTTGAATATTTGGCACATCTTCGCCATTTACAAATATTTTTGCACTTGACATGGGTGGATTGTAAAATTCGTTATTTATGGAATATTCTACATTTGAAGAGAAATTATACCTATTCGCGAATACGTTTGCAAGTAAAGTTGTACCACCCGTGACTATATCTTCATTTTCAAACGCGGTTTGTCTTAAAAACCAATTAAGTGTTTTTACAGGTGTTTTTGGAACAAGTTCGAGTTTTGCGTTTTGTATACCCACTGGTATATCTAAATTGGGATGTTTTTTAACAATATCGGTAACGAGAACATGTCTTTTATTTGCTATATAGCTACGTTCAATTGGTTCGAGTGTTATTTCTTCGGTAACGATATCAAAACTATTTATAGTGATATTATCTGTTTCGTTTGTAAAAAATGTTTGTTTATGAAATTCAAACTCAAATTGGAGTTTTTGTTTATGGATAGCACACGTTGGAAAATACGGACGATTTGGTTTATTTGTTTCATATTCATCACTTTCATACTTACGCGAAAAGAGTAAAGGTATAGGAATATAAACACGTGATTTGGTTTGTGCTAATATCTGATTACCCGGTAATAAAGATGTATCTTCTGCATTATTTCTATTTAATGTGTACCTTTTCGTTCTTTTTTCGGATTCATCGAGGTACAGTTCATCATATATGATACCCCAATCACCGTGGAACTTTTCAACAACCGTTTCATCGACACGCATGGTTATCGATTTAAAAATGTGTCTACCAATTTGATCCGCGTAATAACTATCGGAACCTGATAGAGCGGGTAATTCAAACGTTACGTACATATTTGCTAAAAGATCACCCATATTTCTCGGGTTATACATAACTTTTATAGTTTCACCAAAAGGCCAAGATGTTGAAGAACTACTTGGTTTATTAACATTTAAACTTTTATGAAACTTTGTAAAATTAGCGTGTTTTTTAGGTTCATACTTAAAGAATGAATGAATAGGATCATCTTCTAAAAGGTATGTATCTTGTTTACCAATTGCATTAAGTGATATTATAGAACCGGTATTTGGGCCGGATGTATCACACATACTTACTACTTATTGTTTATATATTTTTAAATCCCTTTTCCACATATCGATATGAGACATTTGTTGTAATGTATCAAACTCGATTCTCGATTTTGTTGTTTCTTCCCTGATACTTTGTATAGCTTCGAGTGTATACTGATACGTTTTGATATTCAAGAGATATTCATACGAACCATCGATTTTATCGAATATTTTTTCCATTTCGCATTCGAGTTCTACACGTTTACGTTTGAAAACAATTAATTTTTCATGAATAACCATATCAATAAACTTCGACATATTTTCCAATTTTTTAGCCTTTTCTTTTAATACACGTATAAGATGTGCTTTTCTTTTTTTATACATCTCTGCTCGTATCTTAACAAAGTCTATAAGAATTTCTTCTGGACTTTCGTATTTATGAATACCCTTTACTGGGTGAAATAAGTGCATATTTGAGACATGAAATGTCTTTTGCAGTTTAAAATCTTTTACTATATCTTTACCCGTGTACCCTTCAATAGTAAAATCAACAGTATCAGTCGTACTGTTATTCACGTAATTCGTAATCTTTTTCTTTTCGATAAGTGTATCGAGATACTCTTTGTAGTCCTGTGTCCAACGTCCCGGTGGGAGTTCTGTTATTGATATATTTTTACCCGAAGATTTCCATACACCTTCTGTAATCCATAATCCATCTTCATTACTAAAAACACGACCTGTAAATTTATCGAACCACGGTTTCATAGGAATTATATTTTCACCTGCAATAACACGTCTTATATTCATACATATATCGTCTGGGTTAAACGGTGGTATATATGAACTGAACCCAGTACCAATACCCTCCGTTCCATTTACTAAAACTGTTGGTAAAATAGGAACATAATAGTCGGGTTCGATCTGTTTACCGTCGTCATCGAGATAGTTTAGAACTGGATCATCCTTTGGGTCGAAGAGTGTTCTCGCACTTTTAGTAAGTTTTGTAAATATATACCTCGTTTGACTCGCGTCTTTACCACCCATGAGACGTGTACCGAATTGACCACATGGTTCGAGTAAATTGATATTATTTGAACCCGTAAAATTATGTGCCAATTTTACAATAGTATCCGCCAAAGACACTTCACCGTGGTGATACGACGTTTTTTCAGAAACATATGCGGCCAATTGTGCAACCTTCATTTCGGATGTAAGATTCCGAGTGAAACACGCGTATAACACTTTTCGTTGAGACGGTTTTAAACCATCGGACACGTGTGCAATAGATCTTTTCAAATCAGCAAGACTGAAATTTACAAGATCTTTATGAATAAAATCAGAAATACCAAGACGTTCAACGTTTCCATACGGTACTTCAAGTTCAGACGCCTTCTTTTCTGTACTTTCAAGTAACCACGTTTTACGTAAATCTGATTTCGTCTTATCAAATGCAAGAATTATAGACTCGTCCATTGAATCATCTGTATCAAATTGAACGGTGAGGTCTTTGATCTTCTTGAAATATTCACGTGCCTCGGCAGACGTGGATGTACCGAGACCCTTATAATATTTAATTTTCCACCCAGCTTTACCATTACCATACCATTGTCTAAACGTCGAGTCCGTATAAAACGATTTAATTTCCGAACCCTTACTCGCTTTTATGATAGGAGTGACCATACTTACAATAAACTTGAGTTTAAGTAAACTCGGCCAGAAATAATGAATCATGTTAAGAATAAGCCCCTTGATATGACTTCCATCGTTATCTGCATCTGTCATGATCATAAGTCGCCCGTATCTGAGTTCGGAGAGTGATGTATACACTTTCCCTTGCTGAAGCCCTAAAATCTTTTTAAGATCATTAAACTCCTTGTTTTCGGTAAGTTGTTTTACACTTGCATCACGTACGTTCTTACATTTACCCCGAAGTGGGAAAACACCGTAATGATCACGACCAACGACCGAAAGACCAGCAATTGCAAGTGTTTTTGCAGAATCACCTTCAGTAATGATAAGAGTACACTTACCGGAGTGTGTAGTACCGGCTTTATTCGCATCATCGAGTTTTGGGATACCCGTTATTTTTGATTTACGAGACCCATCCGTTTTTTTCAATTCTTTCATTTCACGAAACTTTGATAAAGCCAATAATTCCGATTGAATATTGGTTTTTAGAATATTTTTGATGAACGTTTTCGGTGGTTCAAATCTACTCCCAAAATCCTGTGGCTTGAGTGTGCATTCAGATTTAACCTGACTACTAAAACTCGGATTGACGAGCGTCGCTTTTACGAAAACAAAAAACGCGTTCTTGACTTGTTGAGGTCTGAGTTTTATCTTC